TCAAGTATCTGATTTAACTACCGAACTGTCGGTATCAGATTACAATTAACTCTCTGCTAGTTTCTTGAAGTAATCAAGAACATCATCATCATCTGAGGACTCAGTTGAGGATGTAGTTTCTTCTGTAACAGGAGCTTCTCCCTTCTTTTGGAAGACTGGTTTCTGCTGGATTTCTACAGCAGGTACATTACTAGGGGCTGCCACAGGTGCAGGACTTGCACTTGCTGAATTTTTGAGATTCAGGACGAGGTTAAGTCGTTCCTGAAGTTGTTCATAAGACTTGAACTGATCTGGTGCAACGAGTGGTTGCAGTTTGTGTTGACGCTTCCAGATAGATTCAAGTTGTGCATCATCTAGATCTTCAAGAATACCTGCGTCTGTGAATTCAGAAGAGTCATAGTTAGGATAACCAGCAACTTTCTTGACCCGTAGTTTGAAGTCAGCACCCTGCCAGAAGTCAAAGGGATTGATACCCTCACGACCTTCTAGTTCATCACCATTCACTGCGTCCATGATCTTGTCATAGATCTTCTTACCATACTTGAATAGGAAGACCTTACCTTCATTATCAGGGTTACCAGGATCCTTTACAACATAGATGTTACTGTAATACTGAAGCTTACGTTTCTGTTTACGGACCTGATCCTTCAGTGATTCATCACCTGAGTTCCAGAGTTCACGATTGTATTCACCAAGGGGATCCTTACCACCAATAGTGGTCAAGGAGTTCTCGATGTACCAACCACCAGGACCTTGGAAGGCATGGGAGTACATCTTAACAAATGGCATATCCTCGGTGTCTGGTGCAGGGAGGAAACGGATAATGGCAAAGCCATTACCAGCTTTATCAACGGTTGGTTTCCAGAATCGTTCATCAACAGAACCAACCTTGGTGGTTTGTTCTAGTTGTTTCTGTAGTTTCTGGAAGGCGTTGGACTTATTGTTTTTAAGTGAGCTGAAAGACATGAATGGAAGTTAGTTTGGATTAATACGACAATGGGGACCTTTTTTGTGGGGTCGTGTCCAGGACCCCCTTAGTATACAAGGTCAGAGATTGACTGTCAAGTCTTCTGGGACATCCTTTGGATCGACCTTTTCGCCTTTACCGATACCCATATTCATTGACATGGATACCCTGAGTTCAGTCTCGTTTGTGTTCTGACGAACCCCGTGGAGGATACAGCCAGGGAAGATTAGATACTCTCCCTCCTTGGGTTCGACACGTACTGTGTCCTCTGTGATGCCCCTAGGGTATAGTTCCAGGAGTCCAGATCCCTCAGGTACCTGGGCCCAGTATACACACGCCCAGATATCATTAGTCCCGTGAGTGTGTGGGTACGTTTGGTGTTGGTATCCATGACAGATTGTCCACGCATTGTATACCAGGACACTTTCATTGATAAAACTAGCAAATGTTCTTGAGATTTCTTTAATCAGTTCAGCAATTAGTGGGTTCTCCATTTCATCTAGTGGAGGCAATTCGAAATCTTGGTACCTCACATCCAGAGCGCTGTCTGCACGACGATTATCGTCGATCTTAGACACACTCGTTAGATACTTTGTGATTTCCTTAGGATCAATCTCAGATTTACCACGGAATCCTGGTACTACATATAAATTTTGACGTTGCATCATGATACGAACACCTTTTTAATTAGAAACTTATACTTTGATGTGTTAATAGAAAGGAATGGTTTGTATTTTTTGATTTTAAATGAAACCATCTCCCATAGAGGGTCAATTAATTGTTTGTCCCATTGTTTTCCAAACCCCAGGACCATGTCAAGTATAACAAGTGTCTCTAAACTAATTCGTTTGGAGACGAAGAGTTTGAGGAGCGGAGGATGCCCTCCCAATGTTTCAAAAAGACTGTTAAAGGAATACCCCTTGGCTTCCATGTGTTGAACCATTGCATTAAGATCTTGCTCAACAATATATCCGAGAGAAGATTGTTGTTTCTGCCAATCCAACCAGCAATCCTTACCAGATCTTTTGATGTGTCCGATCCATACTTTGCTTGGGTCTTCCGCTGAAACAAAGGACGCCAACATGTATTCCTTGACCTCCTGATCCGTAAGTTTTCTCGCCAACGTCTCGAAGAACCAGAAGTCCGACCTCTGCTGGTAGGTTTCCTCTTTTGCTTTGACCTTACCATCATACTGAAAGAAATCGAAATTGGGATTACTGAAGTGTTGTTTAAACGCTAGGTACGTTCGGTAGACATCTACGCCATGCACAATCATAGAGGGAGTTTAGCCCTGGTGGTTTTCTTGAGAAAGTTTAGTTCCATTGCATCACACTTAATCTTTTCTTTAAGTGGTTTAGAGATGAGTTTATTGACTGTGTCCAGTTCAATCTCCTTCTCTTCACAATACTCAACAATCGCATCAATATAATTCATCTTGGTCCTTAGTACAAGGTCCTCAATGTCTTTGGCAAAACGGTCTTTACTGATGAACTTTTTGTTAAGTTCCTTGGTGATGTCATCTGATGCCATCTCGGTATCGAATAAATTGATCAACATAATTACGAAGAATTTTAAGGTAGTGAAGGGGGTTACGACGTTCAACGATTTGTGTCTCGCCGTTCTCTGCAATCAAGAATACCACAAGTTTCTTTGGAACAACCTGGGTTCTCTCACTGAACATTGCCCAGTAGGCGGACAACTGAACGAAGTAGTTTTCTAACCAGTCTTCTGGTTTGGGTCTCTCCGCTGTCTTGAAATCTACGATAGCAAGTTCACCATCAACCTCACAAATTAAGTCAACAGTACCAGCCAAACACAGACGATCAGAAAACATTGCTGTCTCCTGATGATACACCTTATTGATGTGTCTGTCAATGTCAGCCTTAGCACTGTTGAACATCATATAAATGAGAGGAATCTTATACTCCTCAAGTTCTTTGTAGTCACCGTTTTGTAGGTAAACCTCAAGGACATGGTGGAGTCTAGTTCCTCTGGTGGTAGCTCTTTTGGTCTTACGGTTGGCTGCTTCCTCTCCAACCTTGGCGCGCCAATCAGCAAACTTCTTCCTGCTGATAAAGGAAATCACCGAAGTGATCGAAGGATAGATGACATCGTTACCAACTTCGTAGTAACGGGTCTCATCAATGTTTCTTCTGCTTAAGTTACTAAACAGTTCACGATAATCATCACACTGTTGAAACATTATACGGTTAGTGAGTTCTTGGCAATCAAGTAGTTACGAACTAGACCAGACCTACAGATGTCATCGACACCCATCTCAATCATTGCAAAATCATCAGGCATTAGTTCAAGGATTCTCATGAAATCATGGATACCATTCTTCTCCTTGTCCCTGACGAGGTCTGACTGCATAGCATCTCCACAGAAGACGATACGAGTGTTCTCACCTACACGGGTGATTATACTATCAAGTTCGTGAAAATTCAAGTTCTGCATCTCATCAATAATGATGACTGCATTGTCCAGTGTCACACCACGAAGGAATGAAGTGGACCAGAACTTAATTGTTTCTTGTTGTTTCAGTGCACCATACAATGCATCAAACTCACTGTCATTACCCATCTCAAACATATACTTCACCATATTCTTATAAGGAATCTGGTAAAGAGATGACTTGTCTTCATGATCTCCAGGAAGGAAACCAATCTCTCTAGTAGCAACTAGAGAACGAACGATGTATACATTGTCATAACTAGGTGTCTCCTTGAGACAGTCAAACAATGCTTTGTAGATGGCACAGAATGTTTTACCTGTCCCGGCTGCGCCATAGATGAACAGGTGTTGTCCCTTATCCCATGCATCAAAGATCTTTTCTTGATTCTCTGTGAGTGGACTGATGGGTACCATCCTACCAGAGTCGATAGGATTACGACGCTTGGTTTTTGATCTAGTCTTAGCAGGCATTAGTAAAGCTCACTTTTATTTTTGGGACAGGCACGACCAACCTTGTCTAATACTTCTCTCCATCCAGGGTTGCGGTTAGCGAAACGAGTCTTCATTTCACCAACACATTCAACACCTCCTCCACCACAACCTTCATTCCAATCTTTGTCCCAGTCAGGATTGTCCTCTCTCCACTGAGAGTACTCTTTCATACTCATGTAAAGTTCTTTCTTTTCACCTGTCTTCAGGTTTTGTACGGGGTACGTAGGCATAATTATTAGTGTCACATAGGTATTTATTGGTGTACTTCCTACCACTCCAGAGCTTCTGCAACGTCAGGAAAGACAGAATTAAAGACGGATTTACATGCGAGTGCAATCTCTTGGTGTTCTTTCTGTGTACCATTGGCACTACGTAGATTAATGTAATGCATCCATGAGCGACATGAACCTGTCATGTAGAGACGAGTTGGTGTGGATAGCGGTAGGACAAACCGAGCACACTCCTTGGCGACGCCATTGTCAAGAAGATTGTTATACAGAGACATTGAGTCTTTGAAATGTTTGTCTATCTTTTTTTGGTAATCTTCGACCATCCCCGGTGGTAGATCACCAATAGAGTTTTGACGGTTCTTTGTGTCTTGACGACGAAGGTCTGGTACAGGGATGTTAGGACTGAGGAGGTTGGTATCAGCATATCGTTGAGAAAACTCTTGGAATGTAAACGAACGATGGCGTAGGATTTGAGCAGCAATACCGCGATTGGTATTGATTTCTAGTGTCATTGATACGGTCTCAAAGATAGACCAGTGTTCATGTTTAATACAGTACTTGAGTAGACCAGCTGCGGTTTCGTAATTAACCTGGTTGTGTGGGTTAGATACTCTTGCTACATAACTGATCACTTCTTGTGGTGACTTACCTTCTAGTTCACCTGCTCCTTGTGAACAGGCCATTAGTTTCACATTACTCATAGAATTTCCAATGATTGTTAGGTTGTTCCCACCAGAAGTGGAGGTCTTTTTTAGTATCGTCGTAGTATTTACAGACGATATCACTGTAGAAGCTACTGTGTAGGTTCTCAAATAGTGCGGTGGTGTAGAACTTTTTGTCCGACATCGCCTTCATTATAGTACATATCCAGGAATAATTACCACCCCTAATGACACCTGCCTCTATGAGTA